GCTTTAAAAGTTAAAACTAAAGAACGATTTGGTCATTCTAATTATCATAAATTAAATTTAGAAGAACAAAAAAAGATTATTAAAGAAATGGTAAACAGTAATGAGTATATGTTCTTTAGAACAGGAGATAAAAGATTATAATGGCATTAGATAGTTATACAAATTTAAAAACCTCTATTGCAAACTTTCTTGCTAGAGATGATCTAACATCTGAAATAGATGACTTTATAGATTTAACAGAAGCAGACTTTAATAGAAGATTAAGAATAAGAGCTATGGAAAATGTAAATAGTTCTTTTACAATAGATGCAGAAACAGAGGCATTACCTACAGGATTCTTGCAAGTTAAAAGTTTTATTATTACAAGTTCTACGCCAGACCAAACATTAGAACTAGCTACAGCATTTCATCAAGCTGATACACAAGGTCATACCAATTCAGGAACACCAAGATTATTTTCTATAGAAGGTTCTAACTTTAGATTTAGTCCTGTGCCTGATACAGCAGTAACTGCTAGATTAACTTTTTATAAAGCATTTGATAGTATAGATGGTAGCACAGCTACTAATTTTATTTTAACTAATCATCCTGATGTATATCTTTATGGTGCATTATACTTTGCATCTACATTTATTAGAGGCATGGATCAAACAACTGTTACACAATTTAAAGCACAGTATGAAGCTGCACTGCAACAAGTAAAAGATGCAGATGCATTAGATAAATATAATGGTGCGCCTCTTGTACAAAGATCAGGTATTAATATTAATAATTTTGATAACGTAAAATAATGCAAGTACCTTTTGGAGAATGGTTACCAGACCTACCAGATCATATTAATCCTGGTGCAACACAAGCTAAGAATGTTTATCCTGCTGTAAATAGTTATAGACCTTGGAAAAGTATAACTACAGCTACAGCAAATGCATTAGATAATAGATGTCAGGGAGCTGCATCATTTACATCTGATGGTGGTAATGTAACAATCTTTGCAGGTGATTCTAGTAAGTTATATCAAATAGAAGCTAACTCAGTAACAGATGAAAGTGGTGGTGTAGGTTATAATACTGCTGAAAATGGTTATTGGGATTTTGTAAAGTTTGGAGAAACAGTAATTGCATTCAATGGAGTTGATGCACCTAGAGCATGGTCATTAGATACATCAACAGACTTTGCTGCATTAGGTGGTTCACCACCATCATTTAGACACGCAGCAGTTGTAAACAACTTTGTTGTTACTGGGTTTCAACCTACTGCTCGTAACAGAGTACAATGGTCAGCAGTTAATGATGCTACTAGTTGGACAGCAGGTACAAATCAAGCAGACTTTGAAGATTTACCAGAAGGTGGAGTTGTTACTGGTGTAACAGGTGGACAGTTTGGTTTGATATTTCAAGAAAATAGAATTACCAGAATGGACTATAGAGGTGGTAATGTAATATTTTCTTTTAGGCGTATTGAAGATAACATAGGTGCAGTGCAAGGTAAAACAGTTATCAAGGTAGGTAATCTTGTATATTTTCTATCTGAAGATGGTTTTAGAGTTACAGATGGTAATAAATCTTCACCAATCGGTAATGGTAAAGTAGATCGTTTTTTCTTTGATGATTTAAGATTTGCACATAGAGAACGAGTAAAAGCAGCTGTTGACTATAAGAATAAATTAGTTCTTTGGTCATATCCATCCACTGCATCTGGCGTAACAGATAAACTAATAGTTTACAATTACGAAACTCAAAGATGGTCTATTGTTGAACTATCACATCAAATGATATTCAATTATATATCACCTGGTTTTACTGTAGATGAATTAGATAATTATCCATCATCAGGTTCTAATAATTTAGATGCAATCAATGTACCACTTGATAGTGATATATTTGTAGGTGGATTAAGATCATTAGGTGTGTTTGATACAACAAATAAATTTGGAACATTTGAAGGTGCTAACCTTGCTTGTGAAATAGGAACAGGAGAAACAGAATTATTTCCACAAAATAGATCATTAGTTACCCATATCAGACCTATTGTAGATACAACATCAGCTACTGGATCTTTAACTATAAGAAATAGGGTTGGAGACTCACAATCAACTACATCACCTGTTGCAAGTATGCACGCTACAGGCACAATACCATTCCATAAAAGTGCAAGATATTTTAAATTTAATATGCAAATACCAGCATCAACAACTTGGAATGATGCACAGGGTATAGACATAGAAGCAATAAAAGAAGGTTATAGATAATGTTATTAGGAAACTCAGCAGACTTTGATGCAATCAGAGCAAGATATCAATCGCTATCATATCCAACACCAGAACAAGCAGCATTTAATGCAACAAGAGCTAGTTATGAAGGATTACTTACTGGTTCTGGATATAATACTATGATGACACCTACTTCAACACCAGGTCAACAAGTATCATTTTCTGTTGATCCTAATACTGGACAAGTTACTACAAACATACCTCAATATGATATTCCAACTTTTGAAAATATATATCAAACAGATGAAGGTTTAATAGGACCAGATGGAAGACCTAGAGAAGCATCACCTGTTATGGGTCAACCATTACCTGTTGTACCACAAAGAGGTAGTGGTGGTGATGGTTTTGAAAGATTACAAAAATTCAAAGCTGATCAAGCAAGAAATGAATTAAGAAAACAAATAAGTAATAATAAATTTTTTGATTTACCTGATTTATATGAACCAAAATTACCAGGATATTTAGGTTTCTTTGAAGGTTTATTAGGCAATATACCTCGTGATATGGCAATTAATAAAATCATGCAGGATATAGATAGAAGTCAAACTTTTGATCAAGCTATAGCAGATAGTGCTTATCAAGGATCTAGTGCTATGGAAAAAGATAGAAGTCCTGAAGATAGAGAAACTTTTGGTCCAGCAGAAACAAAACCACAAGGACCTAGTTTTGACGATGCAGCCACAGGTAAATTTTCAGGCACTGGTGGTAAGAACGGTAAAGGTCAAAAAGGCACTGGTGGATTTAAAGCAGGTCAAGGACCGACAGGCGGTATGGGTGGTGCTGTTTCAGGAACTGCAAGATTCTAATGTCTAGTAAACAAAACTTAGAATACATCTATCAGTACATTGATAGTCCAGAAGACTTTCAAAGGATTGTAGAAGATCTTACTAATCAGTTAATTACTTTTCATAATACTGAAAATCAAGAGGTATCAGCATGGTTTCTTGCATAAATTGTAATCATCCTTGTCATTGTGATAAAGATGAAACTTGTAGTAAATGTGATTGTGCATACTGTGAACATGACAATCCTTTAGATGAATTTTGGAAGAACTTAAAAGATGGCACATACTTACAAAAATAGTAAAGTAGATCTTACAGCAACAAGTGTAACAACTGTTTATACTGTACCGACAGCAGCTACATCTATTGTAAAATCTATTTTAGTTAGTGATGACTCAGGTAGTGGAGATACTATTACATTGACAATAACTAACGGATCAGATGTATTTAGTTTATTTAAGACTAAAACTATTACAGCTAATGGGACTTCAGAATTACTTGCAGCTCCGTTAGTTTTAACAGCAGGAGAAATATTAAAAGCTACAGCAGCTACAGCAGATAGATTGCATATAGTATGTAGTTATTTAGAAATTACATGACAATACCTGTACTTATTCCTACAGATAAAGTTAAAGATGTTGAACAGTTTGTTACTGATTCTATTGATAAAGCATTAAAGTTTTCAGGTAATCATTATAACTTAAATGATGTACTAAAACATTTATACGAAGGCACAGCTCAACTATGGATTTTATGGAATGATAAAAAAAAAACTAAGTATCAAGGTTGTATAGTAAGTAAAATATTAGAAAGACCTAATACTAAATCTTTGAACTTATTTATTGTTACTGGTCAAGATAGAAAACTATGGCAAGATAAAATAAATATATTAGAAGATTTTGCCAAACAAGAAGGATGCAGTCATTTAGAAACTTATGCAAGACCAGGATGGTCTCGTATTCTAAAAAAACATAATTATAAAACAACACACTATTTATTAGAAAAAAAATTGGAGGACTAATATGTCATTTGGAAGTGATGACGCACCTGTAACTATGACAGGTGGTGGTATATATGAACCAGCTGAACCATATGTAGGAGATATTATGGCAGAAGCTGCCAACCTATATGCAAGCGATATAGGAACTAAAATGTTTCCAGGTTCAAGAGTAATACCATTTGCACCAGAAACAAAAGCTGGGATGGATTTACAAAAGTCTATGGGATTTGCACAAACAGGTGCTAGCCCTTTATTAGATATAGCACAATCTAGTTTAGGTGGATTTGCATCTGGCGTAATGCCATCTGCTTATAGTTACTTGACTCCACAAGCTGACTATTTATCAGGTGTAAGAGAAGCTATAGGATCAGGTGTAATGGGTGATATTGCTACAAGATTTGGTACTATGGGTAGAACAGGCACTAGTCCAGGAGCAGTAGATGCAGCAACTAGAGCATTTACACAAGCTTATTCACCATTTGCAATAAGCCAAGCTGAAGCAGAAAGACGAGCAGAACAAAATGCAATTGACTCAATGATTGGTAGACAACTAAGTGCATCTCAGAATTTAGCAGGATTACAACAAGATATTGATGCAAGACAATCTCAAGGTATTGATAGAATCATGGGTGTTGGAACTATGCAAGAAGATATGGCAGCTAGAAATCTACAAGAACAAATAGATAGATTTAATTTTAGTCAAGAAAATCCTTTTTCTAGATTAAATCAATTTGCTGATTATATTTATCCAGCTGCAAAATTTAGTATGCCACAAACAGAATATGGTCAAGCATCATCACCAATAACATCTGGTTTAACT